GTAGCATTTACAGCACTTTCTATATAGTGCTTGTCGCAATAGGTTTTAATTCTTTTCTTAAATTCTTTATTGTTTAGTCTATTCAACTGACTTAAAGGAACATTTCTAAAGATAGTGTTAAAGATATAGAAGTACTCCATATCGTCTTCATCATAGTATTCAATACCGTAAACTAAATTTAAACTAGAACCTTTTGTCATTTATTCCCCTTGTTATATTGTTATTGTTGATGTTATTATTAAAAATAAAACCATGACTAAGCAATAAAAATTTAAGCTAGTCATTAAGTCAATCTCACTAAGATTACTACTTGTAAAACTAAAATTGCAAGTGGCACTATAGTTCTAATAAATTCCATAGTGTGATTGTATTCGTCTAGTTTTCTCTCAAACTTATTTCTTTTTTTCATATTATGCAGCCTCCTTTTCAATTTTTTTGTATTTTGTAATGTGATTTACAATATCGTTGGTTTTGTAATTTGCATATGCGTTATGATAAACATTAGATATTCTAGTAGTTGGTTTTGTACCGCCAACAAAATATCTATTTTTATTATGTGACTTGATAGTATGTTTTTCTGTATACTTCGGAGTATATGACGGAAGTATTTCTACTTGTACATTTTTAGTATTAGTGATTTTAAATTTTGTTGTGTGTTTCATTATGTTGTCCTTTTTATTGTTGTTTTGTGCGATTAACTCCTCGTCTCTCAACTTATTATATTTGTCAATATCAGACAATGCTTTATTTGATAATTCTGTCATTAAGCACTCTCCGATGTTATTACATCATCAACATTGTATTCATCAATTGAACACAGGTTAATATTTTCTGTCTTTAAGATTTGAGACTTGCAAGTATCATAGTCAATCTGACCATCTTTCAATTTCTCAATAATCTTATCAACTGCTTTTTCAGCTTCGTCCCAATAGTAGTTCATTACTTTACTCATAGTGTGTGTCTCCTTTGTTATATTGTTCTTTTGTCTTATTCATACTAGTATAATACATCATTTCGCAATCATTGTCAAGCAAAAAACGAGCATATTATTAAAATAAATACCCTAATTTATAACATATTCCAACGATTGAAACGATAGAAAGTGTCAAATTTGTGATTATAATGGAGTATTCTTTCCACATGATACCTACGATACACCAGATTAACCCTCCTAGCACCATCACTAGAGGGCCTAATGGGTATATTCCAAGTGAGTTAATACCTGTTCCAAGTATCAAAATGAAGGTTCCTAACCATTTAAGTATGTTTTGTATTTTTAAATTTTTCATCATATATACATTATACCATACTAAAATAGCTATGTCAAGCGTTATTTTGGTTATTTTTGAAGTTTTTTTTGTTGATTTTACTGACTTTTAGACAAGCCAGTTGTACATTGCTCTCATTGATAGTAGTAAATACATCAATTCCATCAAGGCTCTAGGGTAATCTTTATCTTTATATCCCCAATATATCCACATTATACACGCTACAATTGACAAGGCCCAGCCCATCCATTGTGTATCTACATTTGCTTCTGATAAGATGAATACGGAAGAAACTGCGATTGCAAGTCCTATCCATCGTTCTTTATTTCTGATTTTCGTCCATATACTGGTCATAGCCACCCCTTACTATATAATAACTATCTACTATGTCGGTAACAGGATTTTTGAGAGTTTGTTGGTCTAAATGTTCCATAAGATTTACACCTGTTTCCTCGTAAAACTTATCGTACATTTTCTCTTTGTCTGCATTACCTTTACCTGTGGCAAGTTTCTTTACTACGCTAGGTACTACGGTACGAAACTCAATATTTTTCTTATACAACTTATGTTTCAATAGACCGCAATTCTCTGCTAGGTTGAATACTCTTCCTTTACTACCAAAAGAGTAATCTTCTATAAACACAAGAGGATTAATTGTGTGACCAACACAAGTATTAAACACCCATTCACTAATTTTATCGTGTCGTTCTTGTGCGTGTTTCCATTCAGGCATAAGATGTCCGACTATCTTACCATCTAAAAATACACCTTCGTATTTCTTAACGGTTGTTAAGTAGTAAAACTTACAATTCTGTAATGGGTCTTCTTGTACTGGTGCACCATCTACGACACATACGGCAGGGCAAGTTAGTGAGTAATCAATTCCAATTATCTTCGTCATCTGAAGTATCCTCTGTTAAAACATCTTCTTCTGGATCGTTAATTGAGCCGCCACAAAATGGACAACTTATAGGTTCAATATCGTCTTTAGGCCACGATATTGTAAATTCTTCTTCGCAATGTTCACACTCGTATTTTGCTTTTTCCATTATAATTTAAACTTCTTAAATTGGTCTTTCTCAACATCTTGTTTAAGACCACCGATTACATAAGATTCAATCTCTGTCTCTTGTGGTGCATTTTGTAAACTTCTGCTGTTAAACCAATGTTCAGTCCATGGTAAAGGATTAGCATTACCTTGTTCATAGATTGGTTTGATACCAATTGCTTTCATTCTTTTGTTTGCTGTCCATTCCACATAATTGTGTAATAGTTTTTCAGAAAGTCCAACCATTGAACCTTTTGAGAATAGATATGTTGCCCAACGCTTCTCTTCTTCTACTGCGTCTTTGTACATCTGTTCAACATACTTTTCATTGTTCTTCATAACCTTATTCATAACTTTATCGTTTTCAGGACCACGATAGTTATTAATAATTCTTTGTGAAACAGCAAGGTGTTGTGATTCGTCTCTTGCAATAAAAGAGATAATCTTTGCACTACCTTCCATAAGTTTCAATTCGCCAAATGCAAAACTACAAGCAAATGAAACATAAAATCTTAAACCTTCTAATATGTTTACGGTTACAAGTGTTCTCCATAGTTTTTCTTTTAAGTCATATTCATCAACTTTGTTACCTAATTGATGTCTCATACCTGTTTGTATGAATTCATCATACGCTTTGGTTACTGACTTACTTCTATTTTCAATCTTCTCATCTGTTATAATAGTATCAAATATTTCTGCTGGGTCTGGATACAAGTTCTTAATAATGTATGTATAACTTCTACTATGTATTGTCTCCATAAAGTCCCAGGTTACGATACAACCTTCTAGTTCTGGTAAAGAAACGAAAGGTAAAAATGCAAGACACGGACCTCTACCTTGTACACTATCTAACATAGTTTGATATTTTAGATTAGATGTAAAGATAAACTTCTGCTCTGGTCTTAATGCTGACCAATCAGACCTGTCTTTCTGTAAAGATACTTCTTCTGGTCTCCAGAAGAAACCTAATTGTTGTTGTGTTAACTTATCAAAGATAGGATACTTCATATTATCGTATCTTTGTACCTGTAGTTCCTCACCAAAAAACATAGGTTGTTTAGTGTAGTCTATTGCTTTTCCTTTATTGAATACCGTATTGCTCAATTTTAGTTCCTCTTATTCTATTTAAATATTACAAGCCTCACATTCACCGTCATCTTCTGCGACAGGAAGTGAAACTTCTGTTTGCGTGTCTGCTAGTATGTTCTTCTTTTGGTCTGGTTGAAGATTAACACTACCTACGATTTGTTCATCATAAGTCATAGGGTGCATAGGTTCATCTTCTTTCTTACCGTCATATGTGTTTTGATAGTAAGATGTCTTCCATCCTAGTTTATATGTAGTCAACAAGTCTCGTGCCATTACTGATAACGGTACTTGATTGTCTTCATAATTTTCTGGATTGTATGACCAGTTGCCTGATATACCTTGGTCAAAATACTTTTGCATTACTGCAACGATATTTATATAACCTTCATTACTCTTCATATCCCATAAGAGAGTGTAATTGTTCTTTAATCTTACATAGTCTGGTACAACTTGTTTCAATGTACCTTTCTTACTCTTCTTAACAGATAGATAATCTCTAGGTGGTTCAATACCGTTTGTAGCATTAGATACCACACTAGAGGATTCAGAAGGCATTTGAGCAGAGAGAGTGCTATGTCTCAACCCATATTGCATAATATCTTTTCTTAACGCTTCCCAATCAAAGCTGAGTTTACGATTTACAATCTCATCAACTTCTTTCTTATAAGTGTCAATAGGTAAGATACCATCTGAATATTTTGTTTTGTCAAAGTAATCACACTTCGTTTTTTCTTTTGCGATTTCATTACTTGACTTTAATAGGTAGTATTGGAATGCCTCGGTTAGTTTATCAACTTCTTTCCACGCCATCTTTTGGTCATAATTAAAACCTTTCTTCGCTAGATAATGTGCAAGTCCGATATAACCAATACCTAAACTTCTTCGTGCCTTTGTAGAGATTTCAGCAGCTCTTACTGGATACTTCTGATGGTCTATAATCTCTTCTAATGCTCTTACTGATAAGTCACATAAACTTTCTAACTCATCTAAATTCTTTAATAGTCCAACATTGATTGCACTTAAAATACATAACGCAATCTCACCATCACCATCTATATGTTCGATAGGGTCTGTAGGTAGTGTAATTTCTTGGCATAGGTTAGACATATTAACTTTGTCTTTAAAAGAAGAGTGAGAATTAGCATGGTCAATATTCATAATGTATATACGACCAGTTTCTGCTCTTTCTTTTAGTAAGTCCATAAACATCTTTTGTGTACTTACTTTCTTTCTATAAATCTTTGTGTCTTTCTCAAACTTCTTGTACAACTCATCAAACTCTGGTGTACCGAAAGCGTCATAAAGACCTGGTGTTTCATGTGGAGAGAATAATGTCATGTCTTCGTTATTAATAAATCTCTCGTAAAATAGTTTTGATAATTGAATTGAGTAATCTAATTTTCTAACTCTGTTATCTTCACTACCTTTGTTGTTCTTTAAAACAATAATATCTTCTATCTCTTTATGCCAGATAGGAAAGTGTACCGTAGCACAACCACCTCTTACACCATTTTGTGTACAAGATTTTACGGTTGCTTCAAACTTCTTTAAGAAAGGAACAACACCTGTATGTGCAACTTCACCACCTCTAATTCTACTATTGATACCTCTAATACGACCCATGTTGATACCAATACCTGCTCTCTGTGCTGTGTAGTAACCAATCGCTGTGTCACTGCTAAAGATACTAGGAAGACTATCTGCGACATCTACTAGTACACATGAAGCATATTGTTTCATAGGGGTTCTAACACCCGCCATAACAGGCGTAGGAATGTTTATCTTAAATTGTGAGATAGCATTATAATACTTTTTGATATATGTTATTCTTTTATTACTAGGATACTTTGCAAAGATTGTAGCCGCAATCATCATATACATAAATTGTGGTGTCTCATAGATTGCACCACTACTTCTGTCTTGTACAAGATACTTGTCCATAACTTGTCTTAAACCTGCATAGGTAAAGCTATAGTCTCTATCGTGGTCAATCATAGTATTCATTCTATCAAAGTCGCCTTCATCATATTGATTTAAAATGTCTGCGTCATAGACACCTAAATCTACACACTTCTTTGTGTGAGCAAATAGATGAGGATGGTCCCATAGTTTACCATTAATACTTTTTCTTAGACTATAAAGAAGAAGTCTACTTGCAACATATTGATAGTTTGGATTCTCTAATGATATTAAGTCTGAAGCTGACCTAATTAAAATCTGTTGTATTTGGTCTGTAGGAATATTATCATAAAATTGTAACCCACTATTCATTTCAACTTGACTTGATGATACACCTTTTATATCTTCACAAGCGTATTCTACCATATCGTGTATCTTGTCAATATTCAATGGCTCTTGTCCACGGCCATTTCTTTTTATAACATTAATATCTTTTTCAGTCATCTATCTCTCCTACTCCTATGCTTTTCTATAATTTGTTAAAACTTGTTGTGCTGATAATTTTGAATATGTGTTGATACTTATAATCTCTTGTAGTTGTACTTTAGATACACCTGTCTTAATTAAGTCATTAACATCTTTGAGTTGTATATCTTCTGGCCAAATAAAAATGTTGTAACCTAATTCAATTATCTTCTCCATTCGCTTTACTATTTCTTTATTTCTCGGTTCGTTATCAAATATATATGTCACCTGTTCAGGATTATATTTACTATCTAGTGTCAAATCAGCGCCACCAGCTGCGATACAATTGTCGATAAACAAACTATCAATAGGACCTTCTACAACATAAATGTGTTGTGCAAAGTTTACTCTTTCTAATCCGTATATCTTGTCTTTGTCTTCGTCTAACTTAATGGTTACATACTTTGGTGTCTCATTACCAAAGGCTCTACCTTGATAGGCGAATACTTTACCGTCTGTATCATAGAACGGTATCACTAGTCTTGGATGGTCGTACTTACTTGTATTGTATTTACGAGGTGAGATTTTGTGTGCCCACTCATAAAACTTATGACATAAGAAAAGTTTATCAAAATACTTTTCAGGTATCATTCTATTATCCACATACTTTCGTACTGGATGCTCGTCTTCTAAATCTGATATTGAAGTGAGTAGAGATATATAGTCGTTCTCTAACTTTATCTTCGGTTTAAAATCAAACTTAAACTCTGGTTTTGGTGTTGCAGGTGCGTCCGACTTGTATCTTTCTAATAGATAATTTTCATAGATTTTTGGGTCTATCTGTTTTAGAAAGTTTGCGAGGTTCTGACCCATACCACAATTGTGGCATTTGAAAAACATATCGTTTTTCTTACGGTAGAAATAACCTCTGGACTTTAGTTTCGACTTTTGACTATCACCACAATGAGGACATCTAAAGTTAAATAGATAGTCACCTTTTTTCTTAAAATGAGCTAGCCGGGTCGATATTTCTTGTATAAATTTTAAATCTGTATAACTTGACATTTAGCACTTCTTATCTTTAATTGATATAGTACACACTATACTATATCTTACGCTATTTGTCAAGCACCTATGTGACTTTCATTAACTCCACGACTAATGGGAAGTTTCTTGCTAAAATAAAACCGATTACTATAGAACCACCAATAATTAAGTACTTCCACTTCTCTAGCATATTTACCTTTTCTCCTAGAGAGTTCTTAATACTTCGTATTTCATTCATAATACGCTTTTCAGTCATATCTATATTATCTTTTAATTGTCTATATCTACTTTCAGTATCTTCTTGTCTGTCTTTTAACTTTGAAAAGATAATTTCATCTAGTTTTTCTGCTTGATTTAATTTCTCTTCGTGTACGGCTAACATCTGCTTAATACCACTACTGATACCAGTTAACTTGTCAATCGCTGTGTCTAGTCTTTTATGCACTTGATTACTTTGCTGAAGTTCGGACTTCAACACCTCTATACTTGTACGGTTATCGTACACTTCTTTTGATAGTGAAGCTAGAGTTGCCCTAGTTTCACCGTTACCGTGACCTGTTGTTGTAGACATAGCGATTATTCTCCCAAAGTCAATTAACCCGCTAGCGGATTTTTTGCTTTTAATTTAAGTTCTTGTATCTGTAGTTTTAAGACTTCGACTTCTTTTTCGTTTATTTTAATTGCTGTCTTGTTCTTTTGTACACTACCAGAAATATCAGCAGGTATTTTACCTTCTAATTCCGTAATTTTAATTTGTAATGATTTAATAGTTTCTTGTAGAGGTGCAATGTTAACACCTTTTCTTTCTTCCATTGCGTTCATTTTAGTAGTCAACTCTCCGTATTTAACGAATCCACCACCAATAGCAACTACGGCTGCGATTAAAGCTGCCACACTTGCCAAGTTATCTTTTAATTGTTTTATCATAGTTGTTCCCTTAATTGTTTTAATTCAATCTGTAATCTGGTTTCCTCAGTCTTAATTCTGTCTAACTCTACACGCTGACTAGTCAACGGATCGTTATCAGTATATTTTGCTAAGGTAACACCTGTATATATTTGTGTTTGCTCTATATTTAGTTGATTAAAGAAATCTACATTGCCATCAGGAAGTTGTGTAGAAGAGTAAAAGGACTGATTTTTATATGAAGACATATCAGGAGCTTCATCGCTCATTGCCCTTAGTGTTATAAATTGTACTGCTTTTACTTTCTGGTCTACCGTCATCAATGTATTCTCTAATTTCTTAATAATCTTTTCTACTTTAGCACTTATGCTGCTTGCAATAGATTTCTCATCTCCGCTATCAACATCTGCTTTCTTTGTTGTTCCAGTCTCATCTGCATCCAATTTTTCTTCATTAGTCTTCTTCGTCTCCTCTCCTTCTGTTTCCGTATCTTCATCCATAGAAGATTCATTTGACTTCTCTTCTGTGTTTTCACTCTCCTCAGGTTCATTCTCACTACTTGTCTCATTTTCTTTAGTAGTTTCGGGTTTTGGTTCAGTTGAATTACTTGCATTTGATTCCTCTTTTTTAGGTTCGTTTTCTACTTTAGGTTCACCTTTTACTTTAGGTTCCTCTTTGATAGTCTCTTCTTCTAAATTAGACTTCTTTGCTACAACATTATTTTCCTCCATTTTAGGTTCTTTTACTTTAGGTTCCGGAACAACATTGAGTTCTTCCTTCATCATATTACCTACTTCTTCAAAAAATTGTTCTTCTGTTATATTCTCTTCAACGAGAGCAGTATTAAATTCTTGTACTAAATTTTCCTTTACGATTATCTGTTTAAATTGTTCAATTACCATAGTTTCTAGTTTCTTCATTTCTATAGCAGGTGCTTTAAATTCTTCTATCTTAACTTCTTGTCTTTCTATTCTAGGTGCAATTTCTATATTAACTTCAGGTTTAAATTGTTGTACATCTTTAAATACTTCTGTCAATGCTGTTTGTGATTCTTCTATCTGCGTATTCGCTGATGATATGTTAGTTGATTGTTCTTCTGTTAGTTGTTGAAAATTTATATCTGCTAGAGTAGCAGTTAGACTTGCACCTAATAAGTTAGGTCCTACTGAAGCAGTTGCACTAGTATTGTTACCATCTATACCTTGCCATTGCCAATCCCACTTTCTTGCACCTGTTCCGTTGTGAGCAATTGTATCGCTATATGTATATGAGTTAACCCCGTAACCGGCGTCATTATTTCTAGTTATAGAGGTAGTCGCAAGGACATTGTTGTTGTCGTCTAGTATTTTTAATATTGTTTTATAACTATCTGCCCCAGCAGTTGCTGAACCACAACGACTAGTAGAACCTAACCATTCGCAATTCTGTACTTCGGTAAGTGAATTAAGTGATACACCACCATCTAAACTATCAGCAGTTATATTAAACTGACCACCGTTTTCTTTTTCTGTAGTTATACCGACTAGTGAACCATTAGCGGTAACATTACCAGTTCCTTTTGCTTCTAGTTCGTTTTGAAATGCTTGTATACCACTATCAATGGTAAAACCTGAACCACTACCTACCTTATCAGGTGTGTGAGAGTCTTGTGTATTCTGAAAACTAGATTGTCCATTACCTGCGTTGGGTAATAGATTACCTGTTGTTGCTTCTTCTGCCTTAATCTCGTTTACGGAAATTATAAGGATTAAGGTCGTCAGCAAGTTTATCAAGTTTAAACCACGCATATCCGAGTACTCCTAAATAAATTGTTAACCATATTAATAGTTCCATAGTGTGTCCTTATTTTGATTTGTTATTCTTATCAACTTTCATTTCAAGCTTCTCAACTTTCTTTTCAAGTTTATCTGCGTATGCGTCTAACTTCTTATTTTCTTTTCTTATTTCATCAGCGATAGCAGTTTGTTCAGTCAATTGGTAATTTAAAGACTTGTCTTCTTCACTAGTCTTTGTTAATTCTTTTTCTTTCTTCTCTATGATTTTTAGTTTATGAACATATAAGTCATAGTCTGGTCTTAACTTGTCGTATTTGTTCCATTGTGCTTTTGCTTCTGCACCAATCTTACCTTGATATGGACAAGGTGTTCCCGAGTGTATCATTGCTTCAAATACTCTAGGATCCTGACATAATATAGAAACAGCAGCGACCTTCATACCTAGGTCATTTAAGACTTTGCTTAATTTAATTCGTTCACAATTTTCGTCTCTTATATGAGCACCCATTGATATACCGATACCTGGATATTGTAGACCTCCAGATACACCCATAACGCATACATCTTGCGACATAGCACTCATAGAGGGCGCTGAGGCAGTATTCTGTTGGTCTCTTATGTTTGAGTTGTTGTTTGTGGTTGCGTTAGTACTGCTCGTTGTATTACTAGACGAACCAGATTGGTAAGTAGTTGTGTCTTCCTGTGAATATCCACCCGTAATTGTAGTATTACTTCCAGTAGTATTAGTAAGGGAATTGGTAGTCGCTCCAGATGATGTTGTATCAGACCAAGCAGGAATTGTAGTGATTCCTAACATAACAAAACATACTATAAATAAACTAAGTAATCTATCCATTGTGTGTGTCCTTGAGTTAATCTATACTATTATTTATAGAGAAGGCACATTCTAAATGGTTGTTTTCGTAGGAAAAATTTGACACATTAGGGTGTCATTTAATTGACTAGAGTTTTCCTTGACTAATTGCAAGTAATATCATACCCCATACACAGGCACCTACTAGAAGTACAAGCATTAGTATGGCAATACCATCTAATATAGCTCTTTGTAGTTCTCTTTGTCTATAGACTTCTTTTTCTCTTTGGGCCCTAATCTCTCTTCTCATTTCTGTAAGTTCAGACCAAGTATTGGGACCAAAACGGAAGTTTAGAAGAGACCGTAAGTCTCTCTCTTGTTCCTGTATCTTCTTTTCGTGTATGAGTAATTGTAAGGACTCTTCTTCTACGCTACCTGCTGAAAAGAGTTTCTTAAATATAGGTGGGTTCTTGTTATGTTCAGCTGCTTTTCGTATATCTGCTACAGCAGTATACCACTTACCCATTTGTTTGAAGGTGTGTTCAGCTTCCGAACCTAATGCGACTGCTCTTGTGACTGCTTTGTATGCTGTTGTTGCAATTGCTATTGCTGAGATTGGGTCTATCAATGTTCTCGTTCCTTATGCTATAGTGTGGGGCTGTAGTCATAAGGTAAAACATCAAATCATATTACTATTTAGTTATTTTCTAACAGAGTCTATGAAATTGTAAACTCGGCCGAATTGTTTATCAATGCTTATCAGGTCTTGTTGTATCATAGTCACTAGTAATTGTAATTCTATTAATGTGACTAGTGTCCAGGTTGCTAACCCTAATAGGATTGAACCTAAAAGACCTATTAACATTGTATTAGTTTTTCGTGTCATTTTCTGTTTCTGGTTCGTAGTATTTTTTATACTCATCTAGCAATCTATTAGTCTTTACCATATGGTTTCTAATCTGAGCAAAGTTCTTTGCAATGAGTTGATAGTCTGCGTCTGTTAAACCAAACAGCACAGGGTCTATACCTGCTTCTTCTAACTTCTTAAATACTTCTTGTGCATTTTCAGAAGTAATAATAATCCACTTAATCTGTTCTAGTTCAGGTGGTGTTGGTTTCTCTAAATTTAGTTTTGTTCTTTCTACTTCTGTTTTAAAGATGTCTAACTTCTTAATAGAAGAACAACCACTAATTGCGATTGCAAGTATTAAAACTAAAAATATATTTTTAATATTGTACATAATTTGGATTCGCTATTGTTGGACATTCAGAATTAATTTCACTCTTTTTAGTTGCTTTAATTTCTTTTTCTGTAAGTGGAGAACCCATAGCGATTGAAATACATCTAGTAGCATTTACACTACCTTTGTTAACTATTCTCTCTATTACTTTTGTTTTCTCTACAGCAAGTTTACCAATGTCTCGTTGTTTCTTATTAAACCTTTTATCAAGGTCGGTTAAGTCTTTCTTTAGGGCGCTCACCAGAACATTCATTTGTTTGTTCGCTTCTAGTATTTTACCAAAGTCTTCTTTTTGTTGCTCTATTACAGCCTTTTGGCTACTAACTGCTTCTTCTAACTTGATTTGGTTTGCTTGTAAAATAGCATTGTCTGCTTTCAACTTATAAACATAAGCTGCACCACCGGCTAGTCCTGCAATCAATATACCTGCCATAATCATTTTTGCACCACCGAATATCATATTACTATCTCCAGAATTTTAATTTTTGTATTAGTTCTACTAGGTCTTCAAACTTCTCGTTTACATACCAACCTAAAACAAAACCAATTATAAGTCCTATTGTTAAAAACATTATCTCTTACTCCTTAATTTTACTTGTTCTACTTTCACTTTCGCTATTTCATCTTCTAGTTTGTTAATCTTCTTTACTAACATAGGAAACTTTTGTATTAGTTTCTCTTCTTTAGAAAGAACATCTAAGTCGTATCTCTTGGCTGCCCAACTATAACACTTATCTACTTTCTGGTAAAACCATATACCCATCTTAGTTTTCTTAAACCATGAGTTAGTAGCTTGTCCTACTATGGCACCCATAGCAGATTTGATTAAAAAGAACCACATACTATTTCTTCGCCTGTGGTTTCGCACCTCGTGGAGCGCTTGAGTTGATTGCCCAACGGCCAAACATTCTCACACTATAGTAAGCAGATTTTATTTTCCACTTAGGAACTGAAGGTTCTGAATTTTCCATACCTTGTCTGAATACCTTATCTGCTATACTTCTATATAGTTCTCGGTCTTTCTTCGTAGATATGATACCTTCTTTAAATGCACTATTAATCTTTTCGTACATGATGTCATGTATTACAGCTGCTCTTGCAACATCAAATGGAGCAATAAATGCCCAACATATTCTTGGTACACTTGCAAGGTCTGTTATGTATTTTGCTGGTACCGTTATCGTTGCTGTATTTCTTCCGTTGTCATAAACATCTACTTTGCAATCTAATAACATTGATACTTCTCTATCATCTAAATCATCTGACTTAAACTTTAGCGCTTTATTTAATACCCAGTTTCTTGGTGGTAAAAATATTGCGTCTAATAATCCGTTCCAATTACTCTTCTTCATTGTTGTCCTCTCGTTTAACTATTTTCAAGTTTTTTGTTTTCTTGTCTTGTTTGATACCATGTCTAGGATCCTTATTGGCCGCTAATCCAATCTTTCTACTTCCATATCCTTTTGGAGGAGTATCTCCTAAAGCTGCTACCGGGTGCATACCACCCATGGCACCACCAGAACCGATACTACCAAATGCACTATCAGTTAATCTTGCTTTTTCTAAAATTGATTTTTTTGATTCGTCTACGACAAACTCTGGTTCGTTTTTACCGTATGTTAATTCGTCTACAATAACATCTAGTCTATCTAGTTGGTCTAGTACACTATTCATTACAGCGTTATTGTTATCTTTATTCTCTTTGATATTTCTACCAAGTTTAGTTAGAATATCTTTCTTCTTTTTCTTCATCATAGCGTCAGGTGGCATAGAAACTCCGCCACTCGCAACTGAATTAACAGGTGCGTCTTCATTTTTAGGTACGCAATTAGGTACTTCTTTGCCACCTTTCATTTTAGTTCCGACTTGTTTGTGTGAGTCCCAACAAGCTTCCCATACATCTTTAAATTCTTTTAGTTTTTTATTTTCGCTCATCTAAATAGTCTCCAGGAACATATATTTCTTGCATATCTTTACCGTACTTCATCTTATATATATCTAAACCTAACACCGTTGAATCTGGTTTAAGTTCTTCTATAGTAAAGACATCTGTACCTTTAGGTAAAAATTCTTCGCCAGTAAATAGTTCTTCTTTTAATTGATAACTTCCAACCTTTAAAGTTGAATCTGTAAAATACTCTTCATTAAGAGACATAGAATAAACTAATTCGTTCTTCTCTTTTAATATCTTAACAAGTGTACTCTCTATGTTCTTACCTTGGTCTTCAGCAAACTCTTTGTCTTCTTTAAGTAATAAACCTAAAGCAACAGCAAACGAACCTATCTTACCACCTAATCCTACTTTACCTAGTATTCTTTTTAAGTTGAATACAAATCTATGTAGCATGGTGTAAGATGATTTCTCTGCACCTGTTTTTAATAGTCTATATGGTTTAAGTACTTTACCGTCAGCGTCTATGATACCTGTCTTAAACGCAGCTTGGTTCTTAAATGGAGTAACCAATAATTTAATTACTCTATATGCTATTAATAAATCTATTGCTCTGCTTGCCATTATAGTTTCTCTAACTCCCGTCTAACATATTCGTCTTCGGTTAGTTCGTCTAACTCTGACGGATACAAATAGTTTAGGTATTTAAAAACAGACTTTAAGATAGGCCAATACTTCGTGTCATTTTTATATAACAATAAAGTAATACAGGCATTCGTACCGAAAACATTTTGTAGTACGATAATATGATTTGTTACCAACCTAATCTTTAATAGGCTCGTAGTTTCATATTTACGAAACAATCTTTTGAGATATTTAAATCTCTTTATATCATCCCAAAATTCTTTTTCAGTTTCAAATGTCGGATTATCATAATGCTTTTGTGCATACAATAACCAGTTCTTGTCGGTTATCTGTTTGAACATTAATTTACGCCTATTTCAGTTTAGCGTAAACCTTTGATGAACCGTTAGACAATGTTTCGTACTTAACTTCTAATTTTAAGTTATCAATACCAGGTCCATTATCTACTACTACATCTTCAGGCTTAGTTTCAGTTGTTTTACCGTAAGTACCGCCGAATTGTTTTACTTCACCAGTTACCGTACCGGCGTCACCATCTAATTTCATAGGTGAAATATCTAAACCAATTCTCATTAACTTTTCTCTTAACGAATCAACTGCTTGTTGTGGTTTGATATATTCCATATCTGCAACCGAACCAACAAAGGCATTAACTCTTTTAAGTACATTAGGGTCTTTCAAATTCGCTGTACTGATATTACTATCTTCTACTGCGTTTGAAGTAGCTGTTCCTACCACCTTGTCTTCTTTTAAGTGTTCTCTAAAAGTTTTCATTTATTCCTCTTTTTCTTTTTTATTATCTTTTTTAGTACCAGGTACTAAATCTTCTTCAAATTCATTAAGGTCATTTTCAGTATTAACTTCATTAGGGTTAACCGTTAAAATCTCCTGTAAAGTATTAGACTTTTCTGTAATTTTATCCATTTTGTTTTTCCTCTACAACAGGGTTTAATTCTTTCTGTGCTTCTCTTAATGTCAAATCACTATCTGCTTTTCGCATTAACTTTTCTAGTACTTGTACTGCACCGTGCAAAGCATTTAAACGAGACTTTGTACTTGCGAGTTCACCTTCTAATTTGTTAACACTTTCAGTTAGTGTTTCTCTTTCTTTAAATAGTTGATTGTATTCTTTCTCAACTAAACCAAGTGATATAGCCATAATTTTATCTCCTCAAATTAATTATATTATGCGATTGTAGCGCCTTGATTAGCAATTACATTCCATTTAGAATTTTTAAATAAACAAGTTACCGTTCCGCCTTCTGCATTAAGAACGATAGTTGAATATCCTCTTAAATTAGATGGTGTGATAGTGATGGAGTTACCACCAGTACCTACTGCAATAATTGTTTTAATCATTCCGTTAGTACCATCTGCCATTGAAAGTGCTGTTGCACCACCAGATTGGTCTACTTCTGAAATTGCTGATGTTGTATTAATCGCTGTGCTAGTAGAAGTCAATGCTTCACTAGTTGATGTCAATCCGATAAAAGTTGGAATGTTATTAAAAACATCTTTCGCTGTTACCTTTTTATTAATTGGTGTATTTGAGGGGTCATCAACAATATGGAATAAATCCTCTACCGCCAATGATGTGCCTAGATTGTCTAAGGCTGTAATCTTTTTGTCTGCCATTTTAGTTCTCCTATAATTCCACTAGTTGTGGTAAACTACTGCGTACATCATATACGCACCATTAATACTATTTATACAAATAAAAAAGGGGACCACAACGGATCCCCTAATATTCTTAATTTTATTGTTATTATCTATTACGCAACAGCAGTAATTGTTCCTGCACCGGCACCAGCAGCAGCTGATACTGCGACAGCAGCAGCAGTTGTAGCAACCGTATCAGTAATAGTACCACCCGCTAACAAGACATTTTGAGCCCCGATAGATAGTATATCATCTGCTGATATAGTTGAACCAGCAGCACCTACAACTAGTGTAAATGTTACCGTGTTAGCAGTAGAAGCTGATTTCGTCAATGTTAATGACGCAGCTGAACCACCGCCTGCTTGTGAATTGGTTACTGCGATTGTAGGCGAACCTGCAACCGTGATTTGTTCGTTATAGTTTACCGTTACCGATAAAGTACCACCTGCTGATACATCAAATGATGATATATCAAATTCAGTAGATGAAATCGTAGCAGCAGCTAATGCTGTTGATAGACCACCTAATGCGACTAGTACTTCTGGAGTAGCGGCTGTGTTTCCGTTACCAGTTCTTGTAGACCCTGCTCTTACAACCCAACCTTTTTGATTAGCAAAAACTTCTGCTTTTTCAGTTGTAGTAAGATTTTTAGGTTTACTTTCATCACTGGAACTTGCTCCCCATAAACTCATAGTATCTCTCCTTATTAATTTAAGTTAACTTAATGATTAATCGTTTATATTTATAAGATTGACTATTTAAAACCTAGTTTTCTCAATTCAGAAATCGTTTTAGCGGCACTAGTGTGATGAATACCTATACCACCTCTTGCTCTAAACTGATTAATGTTTTTGATATAGTCGTCAATTAGAATTGTTGGCATACCACCAACTTTAGCAAAATTCTGCTTTTCTCTTCTTTTTACTAAATTTACTTTACTGCCGGACATACCTAATTTGGTTCTAGCCCATTTTGATTTGCCAGGAATACAACTAGGATCCGATGTCTGTTCGACATAAGCAGATAAGATGTGTGGGTCATGTTTACTAATGAAAGACCATAGTTGTTGACCACCTGGATTCCAAGGTAATGTAGACCAGAAATTTTTAGTCTGCATTATCGGTTGCCACTTATCTCTTATTGTTTTAAATACTTTTTTAGGTTCTTGTGCCCATTGTGATAGAGGCATTTTAACTGCTTTTTGTGCAGCCTGTTCAAAATTACATAGGACTCCATCCATATCACAATAGATACGAGGCAACTTCTTGTTGTCTTGTCTAAACGCTTCGTTTGTAAGTGATAGTTTTTTGACTTGATGTATTACATCAGCTCGGAGTTCTTTAAATTTCATAGTGTGTATATCCTTTTTTCATTATGCTTTATAATAACACATTATTATGGCCTTGTCAAGCATAAAATGAGCAAAAAGATGAATTAATTTGCGTAATCTATCTTAGGATTAACATCAATTTTGTCTGATTTACTAGCATTCATAGTAGTTTTCTTTTCAGGCAATTTAGTTTTGATGTTCATAGGGTCTTTAGGGTCTTGTGATTTAGGTAAAACACTCTTAGCATTATCATCTGTATGACTATCTTCTTTCTTTGCTCTTAATTTTGCAAGGTCAGAACCATCAATTTTACCATTATTATTCTTGTCTAGTTTTTGTTGTTTAGGTGACAACTTCTCCTGCATTACTGCAGCTGTGATTGCTTCTTCAACTGAACCAGGTTTACTTTTTAAATATGACATATTAGTTTCCTTTTACTTTTGCAGCTAAATCTTTATCTGCACCGCCCCATGTTCCTGAGGATTTTGTTATAAATGAATTTACTCTAGCAAACGCCCATT